CCGAGTGGACCTACTATGACAAGAAAACGGATCGGATGATCCCGTGCTTGTTTGATTTCAAACTGACTGACGAAGGCTACATGGGCGAGGACTTCTTGTTCTGCGACCGTGCCCGTGAGTTGGGCTTTGAGATTTGGATTGATCCTACGATCAGCCTGGGCCACATGGGCGTCCAAGAATACGAGGGCAACTTCGGTCGTGACGTTCTGTACCCCATGGTGGTGCCTGATTCGGCAAGGCAGGTGGCAAATGGCTAAGAAAGGCGTATCTCTAGCCGTAGGCCGTGGGGAAAAACTGCCCGTCAGTAAAGGGGCAGGTTTGACCGCCAAAGGCCGTGCTAAGTACAACGCGGCTACTGGGTCTAACCTCAAGGCTCCGGCTCCTAATCCCAAAACTAAGAAGGATGCTGCACGGCGTAAGTCGTTCTGCGCCCGCATGTCTGGCATGCCGGGACCGATGAAAGATGAAAAAGGTAGGCCGACCCGCAAGGCGGCTAGTTTGAAGAGATGGGAATGTTAAATGGAGATGATGCTTTGGAACGTCGTACTGAGTGCGATTGTGGGAATCATGGCTTTCCTAATCAAGGGTAAGTTTGATGAACTACAACGCCTCAGCATCCTACTTAACAGAACTAGGGAGGAGGTGGCTCGTGACCACATCACTCGCGCAGAGGTTAGACAAGATTTGGAAAAAATTCGTGAGCATTTCGATGACGGGTTTAAGCGTCTCGAAGGCAAAATTGATCTACTTACTCAAAGGAAATAAAAATGGCTAAGGGTCTCAAAACTCTCGCTGCCTTGGGTGGACTCGGTGCCGCCGCTTACCTGGCAGGCAAGATGGGTGGTAAAAAGGATGAAGACGAGGGCTATAAAGCCTCTAAAGAAGATACGGAGCGCGATACTCGTGAGAGTGCTGTTTCCGGTGCTCTAAAAGAGACTAAGGCGTCTAAGGCTTCTAAAGACTATGGCAAGTCTATGATGAAGAAGGCTGAGCCTAAGGCCGCTTCTTCGGCTGCTGCAGCCCCAACCCGTAGAACGGATGCCGCTACGTCGGCTGCTTCGGTACCGACCCCCTCTGTCGATCTGCGTAAACCCGCAGCGTCTCCTTCGGCTTTGCGTCCTGGTGCTAAAGCCGTTGCTGAAAACACGCCTGGTGAATTTGACCGCATGATGGAAGAGAAGCGTCGTGAAGCCGAGCGTGATGCAGCGTTCCGCGCTCGTATGCGCGGTGCTGATCGTGGTGCTGACCTAAGTGACGTCGTAGGAGCCAAACGTGGCGGCAAAATCAAGGCTAAAAAATATGCTGGAGGTGGTTCTGTTGGCGGCGCTTCTCGTCGTGCTGATGGCTGCGCTATGCGTGGTAAGACTAAAGGAAGGATGGTCTAAATGGCTGAAAACAAAAAAGTCGAAGGCCGTACCGCTTTCTTAGAGAAAAATATGCAAGACGGGATGCTTAAAAAGGCTCTTGTTGGCATCAGTAAGGTTGGTGACGCTGTTGGCTTTACTCAGGAAGAAGCGTACAAGGGAAAAACCAAAGAAGAATTGGCTAAAAAACCTGGTGCTGAGCCTGAAAAGAAAGCCGCCGGTGGCATGATTTCCTCCGCTTCCAAGCGGGCTGATGGCTGTGCTCAACGTGGTAAAACGAAAGGACGGATGGTATGAAGATGAACGAGAACAAAATGATGAAAAAAGAGGGCCGTGGTATGGCTAAGGCTGACATGCAACAGGACAAAGCCATGATTGGTAAAGCCCTGAAAAAGCACGCTTCTATGCCTGCTTCTAAAGCCCACGCTGGCCTGAAGAAGGGTGGCTCTGTTATGGCTTCCAAGATGGGTGCTGTTAAGACCGCTGCTCCTAGCAAAGATGGTGTTGCTGTTAAAGGCAAGACCAAAGGCAAGATGGTCAAGATGGCCTACGGCGGGAAGTGCTAAATGAGACCCAGCCGGGGTATGGGGGCTATCAACCCCTCTAAGATGCCGAAGGCCAAGACGATCACCCGCAAGGATGATCCGAATAAAGTCACCATGTATAAAGATGGTGGCTCGGTTTCTCGCGTCAACGAGGCAGGTAACTACACCAAACCCGGCATGCGTAAGGCTCTCTTTGAGAAAATCAAGGCTGGTGGCAAGGGCGGTAATCCCGGTCAGTGGTCTGCTCGCAAGGCCCAGATGTTAGCCATGCAGTACAAAAAGGCTGGCGGAGGTTATAAGTGAGTGGACTCGCAAAGCCCCAAAAAAGCCTCAAAGCCTGGACTGCCCAAAAATGGCGGACTAAAAGTGGCAAACCGTCTACCCAGGGCCCCAAGGCTACAGGCGAAAGGTACCTCCCTGAAAAAGCCATCAAGGCCCTCAGCCCCCAAGAGTATGCCGCTACAACCAGAGCCAAGCGAGCCGGTAAAGCCGCAGGTAAACAGTTCGTGGCACAACCTAAAGGCGTGGCTAAGAAGGTTGCTCCGCATAGAAAGGTAGGATGAAATGGCTAAGAGTTTTCCTGATCTGAATAACGACGGCGAAGTCACCAAGGCTGACGTTCTGAAAGGACGTGGCGTCTATAAAAAGGGTGGCAAGGTCGGCGGCAACTGGATCAAAGAGGCTATCAAGAAGCCCGGTGCTTTGAAGAAGTCGCTTGGTGTCAAGAAGGGTGAGAAGATCCCTGCTAAAAAACTAGCCGCAGCCGCTAAGGCTCCAGGTAAACTGGGTCAACGTGCTCGTCTGGCACAAACTCTGAAGAAAATGAAATGACTACTTCCGGTACTCAATCATTCAATCTAGACCTCAATAACCTCATCGAGGAGGCTTTTGAGCGTGCTGGCTCGGAGTTGCGTACCGGCTATGACTTTCGTACGGCTCGGCGTAGCCTGAACTTGCTTACTATTGAGTGGGCCAACCGTGGTATCAACCTGTGGACCATTGAGCAGGGCCAGATCGCCATGGTTCAAGGGCAGATTTCTTACAATCTTCCAGTAGATACCATCGACCTGCTGGACTCAGTCATCCGTACCCAGTCTGGAATTGACCAGACGGACATCAATATTAGCCGTATCAGCGTGTCGACCTACGCTTCGATCCCGAACAAGAATGCTCAAGGACGTCCGATCCAGGTGTGGATTGACCGCCAATCTGGTGCTACAGAGCCGGTCTCTGGGATTAACTACCCCACGATCAACGTCTGGCCTTGCCCGGATCAGAGCAACTACTACACCTACGTCTACTGGCGTTTGAAGCGGATTCAGGATGCTGGCAACGGTACGACCGACCAAGACATCCCGTTCCGCATGTTGCCTTGCTTGGTGGCCGGTCTGGCCTACTATCTGGCTATGAAACTGCCCGGTGCTGAGGCTCGGCTTGATATGCTCAAAGCGTCGTATGAAGAACAATGGATGCTGGCTTCGAGCGAGGACCGCGAGAAAGCGCCCTTGAGACTGGCTCCACGACAGATGTTTACGTAAGGATTCGAGATGCCTAACAGGTTTGCTTCTGGTAAATGGGCAATCGCAGAGTGTGACAGATGTGGTTTTCAGTACAAATTGAAGCAGTTGAAAACAATTGTAATCAAAACCAAGAATGTCAATCTGCTTGTTTGCCCAACCTGCTGGGAACCCGATCAACCGCAGTTGCAGTTGGGGATGTACCCGGTCGATGATCCACAGGCTCTACGGAACCCACGACCAGATACGACCTATAACCAAGCCGGTCTGACTGGCTTAAAGATTGCGTTTGGTAGTGGTAGTGCAGTAGATAAGGATGGTACGCCGTCAGGTGGTAGTCGGATCATTCAGTGGGGGTGGGCCCCTGTTGGTTTAAATAATCCGCTCAACCTGTCTGGTTTGGTTAATAATTTAGTGGCGGAAGGCCAGGTTGGCTCCGTAACAGTAACAACGTCATAGGAGTAGAAATGAACAAGATGCCTAAACCGGTACCTGTCCCTAAAACGTCAGGCTATCCCAACAACATTCCCAATACACAGACTCAGCGGACTCGTGGTACTAAGAACACGACCCGTGGTAACAGCCACAGTAAAAAGATGGGGTAAGTTGTGAACTACCAGGAACTGTTCGAAACGATTAAAGGGTACGTCGAGGACGACTTCCCAAATACTTCGTGGACTGATTCTGCGGGTACTGGGACGACTACTTTTACAAGCACCGAGCAGGTTGACACGTTTATTAGGCAGGCTGAGCAACGGATCTACAACTCTGTTCAGATTCTTGCACTGCGCAAAAACGTGACTGGAACAACAAGTTCTGGGAATAAGTATTTGTCTACCCCGTCAGACTGGCTGGCAAACTTTTCCTTGGCTGTGATTGATCCCACTACAGGTGGGTATGAGTATCTGCTCAATAAAGATGTGAACTTTATCCGTGAAGCGTTTCCTTACCCCGCTACGACGGGTAAGCCAACTCACTACGCTTATTTTGATGAAGATTCCTACATCCTTGGCCCTACTCCGGATGCGG